GCCGCAATCACCGGAGTCAGTCGTCACGCCAAAGCGTTGCAAACCGCATTCCTGGGGGCTGACAACCTGGATGCCGATGTCACGCCCGACATGCTCACGGAAGGACTCAAGGAACTGCGATTACTCACCACGTCGATTAACAAGACGATCAAGTCTGCTAGTGCCATCATCGGCTGATGGGCGCAGGCGCAATCGTCGTCCTGGTGATCCTGCTGCTGCTCTCTCTCACCGTGAATTATGTTCTGGTGAAAGGGCTTCGGGGCCATCGGGGAGAGAGGGACCGATGACTTACCTGATACTTGCTGGCCTCGCGCTCGCTGTGTTTGCCGCATCGATGTTGAAAATGCGCAAGCCTTTAGATCATCACCATGTGGCGAGTTGGATTGTCGCTCACGGAGATTGGCTGCTTCACCATCACCAGAAAGAGGTCAACAATGTGCGAGATATTCGATCCGTTCGTAGTCGAAAGCCTACTGTTGGGCTACCGCATACCGGGCGCGAGCCGGGGCGACAGGGCTGAGGCCGCGCACGTACTACTCTCCCGAGGGCTCACGGCACCAGAGATCGCGGTCATGCTGGACTGCACAGAACGCACCGTAGAAAGGCTGAAACGCATTGAGACACAGCCGATGCCCGAAGAGCTACCGGAGTGGGCGCGCGACGACGACAGAGAGTGGCCGCTGTGCCCACAAGGCCACGAGATGACACCAGACAACATACTCAGCCGCAAATATCATTCCGATGTCTGCCGCATGTGTTACAACACCGAAGCCCGCGCCCGCTGGAAACGGGCATACGACCGCAGTACACGAGAGGATGTCAGCGCATGATGAACTTCGCACGTTACGGGAATAGCTTTGTCGCACAACCAGAACCGGGGATCGTGTATGTGGTGAGCTACTACATGAGTTCCTGGGGAGCCTACGTCACGACGCCCGAGCACCCTGAGCCCAAACGCATTGCCATGTACGGCTTCCCGTCGCCCGAAGAGGCCGAAGGTGCCGCTGAGAAGCACTACATGACCAAGGATTCGGGGATCTGGCCGTGAATGAGCCCAACTGCTTTGTCGGCCCTTACCGCATACCAGGGCTGTGTGACAGCCCGCAATGCCTAGCCTGCCGCGACGGGCACATCCAAGTAGCCAAAAGCATGCAATCCGCTGTAGCCGCAATCGAATACCTCATTGAACACAAGGTGATGTGAATGTCTGAAACACAAGTGACGCAGCCGGATTGGCCGTTCCTGCATGGCGGCAACGAAGGGCTTTTCGGTACTGTCCTGATGTCGAATTTCGATCATCAGGTGGATTTGGCTGTGGCGCAACGTCTTAAAGACGAGCAGGGTATTGCGGAATACACCGCGTGGAACTTTCATGCCGAATGCTGGTTCGCTGACGGGCAGTATCATGCCCTCCTGTGTCAACACGGCATCGCACGAGCCACGCTCAGCGCCAATACTCCAGAAGAGTTAATGACACTGTGCTGCAAAGGGTTTGGGAATGACTGACAAGCCGGTGAACCTGGAGAGCGTGCGCCACCACGTGGAGATCCTGCAATGGGTCAACAAACGGATGGCTGAGTTAAAGACTTTGGTGGAGGACAGCCGCCCCGCCGTGGAAGAGGCTCTAGGCAGCCACGAGGTGGGCATACTGGATGGGCTGCCGGTGGTGACGTTCAAACACCTGACCTCCAATCGGCTTGATCAGAAGCAAGTCAAAGAGCATTACCCCGAGATTGCCGAAAAGTGCATGACTACAACGAATTCGCGGAGGTTTGAGGTGCTATGACCATCCCCAATGTTCCCCCCGACATTCTGGCTGACATCGATCAGTCCTACGCCATGGTCAATGAAGAACTGGACAAGATGGTGGCCGAGATACAGCGGGGCATCGACGCCAATCCTGAGATGGCCCATAACAAGCCGCTGCTGTGGGCGTACTGCATCAAGAGCTATCGCGATCTGGCGATGCAGCTACCCACCTTTGATGATTACGTCGCCAGCAACAACCGCATTGCCGACCTGCTCGCCACGGCGACGTTCCGGCTGACATCCAGCCCCGATGGCGACATGCCACCCGAGCCCCCAGGCCTCAAGGCAGACAAGCCGTTAGATGGCAAGCTGACGATGACGATGGCCGGGCTGCCTGATCTGCCTGGCATGATTCAGCAGCTTCTCGGACGAGCGTTCTTGATTACGTTGCACGACATCGGGATTGACATTGATGATGTGCGTATCGAATTTGAGAACACATGATTATTAAGGCGCGCAAGATCGGGGCCACCGGGGTTGCATTCTCTGGCCGGGCCGAAGGGGTGAAGATCACCGCCAATGCTTCTGAGCACGGCTACAAATACCGGCTGCAAGTGGAGATCGATTTTGCGGCGCTGTCCGAGAAGCAGGGGCAGAAGGTGCATAAAGCTGTGTTCGATGCGGCAACCCAATCCCTTAGCGCCGCAGCCGATATGAGATCGGTGAATGTGCCGCTGTTCGACCTGGACGACCTGCCGAAAAATGTCACCGAGAAAGGAATCAACGAATTATGATTCATACCCTGCCGCCCGAAGTTGCTCAAGCGGCACAGACGCTTTGGGATCTGTCGAGCAAGGATCTCGATGAGGCTGTTGATGCGCTCGTGCAAGATATGAAAAGTGGGAATTTTCCTGATGATCAAACACTTTTCGCGTTCACCATCACCCATGAGGCTGTGACGCCACCCGGTGCTGACCCGAAAATGACGGGTTGCTATCTGATGGCAATCTTCCGGCTTGCGCGACAGAGGATCGACGCAGAGCATGAATAAGCATCATCTTGGCTGCATGTGGCGTAATCGCCAAGTGCGTTCGCGGGGAAAGACTTTCAGCTTTCGTGTCAACATGGTTAGGCGGGTGCGGTGATGCTGCTACGAATGCGTTTGCGGCGCATACAGAGACGTTGGGCGCGGTATTGGTCTGCACCCGAGCATGACCCGCTGGTGATCTTCTGGGCCGGTATCCGTGCTGACATCGATGCGGAAAAGTGGGAGCGTCAAAAACGGGTGTTCGCCGAAATCTTTGGGCCGAGACTAGGGCCGTGGTCGGGACAGGACGGCGCGATTTTGGGGTACTACGATCCTGACCGAGACGCACGGGATGCCGCACGTCGGGCCGAAAAGCGCAAGGTAAAGCCATGAATGTTGTTGTCCTGGTGGACTATCTACAAGCCCTCGTGCGGTTCATCGCGGCGTGCGCGTTTACCTGCCTGGGGCTGTGGGGCGGCGTGAAACTGGGCAACTGGCTGGAGGGGCGCTGACATGCCCGCTAAGCCATGCGCGCCAGGCTGCCCTTGTGGATACCGCACAGGTTCCCGACCTACGCAAATAGGTTGTGGTGCGGCGGTATGCCCCAATCGAAATCCGGTGCATGAGGCCGAGCGTGAAGAGTACCGTGATGCACTCGCGGCTGAAACCGAAATGGAACGTGCTCACTACGAAACGGAGATGCGATGACCGAAAAGCCTAAGCGCACACTGGATTTGGACAAGACGATCAATGCCTTGACCGAGGTTGTTGCCGCTGCGCTCGTTGTCGCGGCGCTGGCTATCTACGGATTCGGCGACGAGTTCGAACTGGCTGTGCTGCTGATGTTCACCGCGATTTATCTGGCGCTGTGATGATGCGCGCATTCGTCGTCAACCGGCTCTACGATCTCGCCAACGTGTTATGCATTGCCGCAGATCGGCTTTCGCCTGCCGATGATTCTGTGTGGCGTGCGCGCATGTGGAGTGCCTACGGGGTCACCGCGAAGCCTGACGAGTTGGGCAACCTTGCGTCGGAACACAATCCGACGCACACCGATTACGTACCTATGACCGCCGAAGATCTGGGCTACAACCCCTGCGAGTATGGGAGCGCCGATGATTAAGCAATGGTTTTCACTGGGGCCGTGGGATGAGGACGAGGGCCGCAAGCGGCACTGGTTCAACCGCTGTTACGAATGGCAGAACGACCGAATCCGTTTCATGGCAGGCGATTTGCTGGCTGAGGGAGAGAAGGAGGGTGGCGGTAATACTGGGCCGCAGTTCTCCGTAGAGGTGGCGCTGGCGCAGGAAGACATACCGGAGTACTACCTGGTGGACAACCCGAACGCCAAGTATGACATTCACTATGTGTCAATTGTGGTGTGGCGCTGGGGGATTTACTTCTCCGTACGCGGGCGGGTGTACGCATGACTAGCATGAGCGTCGTGGTGTATGGCAAGCCGGATTGTGTGCAGTGTGCCTACACCTGCAAGGAATTGGACACCATGGTGGACAAGGGGCAGTTACCCGGCTACCAGTATCGCGACGTGATGACCGATCCTGATGCCGAGAAAGAGGCGAAAGCCATTGGGCTGGAACTGAAATCAATGAACCTGCCTATCGTGGTGGTGCGCAACAAACACCGCGCCGAGAGGTGGAGCGGCTTCAAGATTGAGAAGCTGCGTGGGCTCAAATCGACAGGGGATTACTGATGAAGCAAAGCAGATGTCTAGCATGCCTGGAGTCGATACAGCGCGGCGATATGCGACCATGCGTGAAACATCGCGAGCCCGATAAATCAAAGCGGACACAGGTGCATCCACACGTGCCACTGAAAGCCGATCTGCTTAAGGCGCAACGGGTCTGGAAGCGCCTGCTGGAGTCGGTGATCGTGGACAAGAGAATCCGGCGCATTGACGGCAACGACGGCGAGCCGGTCGCTTACGTGGTGCCGGTCGAGCAGTATCGGTTGATGAACCTGCCAGCACACCCGGTGGTGGTGGAACTATGAAAATGCCATGGCAGACCAAACCAGTGTTTCGGATAGACGTTGAAACACTGCACCTAGCCGTCGAATTGGCGGCGCAGCGGGCGGCGAAAGCCGAAATAGAACGTCAGTTCAGCGAGCAGTTCCCCGGTGCTCGGCTAGACCTCTCTTCCAATGTGACTATGCCGGGCTTCGATAACATCGATTTAAACATTTCTAGCTACCTGGTTGAGTTAGTCGGGGGAAGCGTCGAGAGCCGCGATAGGTGCAGCCATGAGTGACGTGCTGGCGCGCATCCTGGAGCGTGTGAGGCCCAACACCACAGCGCTGGAATTCGGTGTGTACAAGGGCAATACGCTGCGCATGATCGCAGAACGCATGCCGGTATACGGGTTCGACAGCTTCGAAGGGCTGCCGGAAGATTGGCGAAAAGGCTTTGAGCGCGGCACATTTGCGTGTGACCTACCCGAGGGCTTACCGGATAACGCGAGTATCATCCCCGGCCTGTTTCAAGACACGCTGCCTAACGCACCGCTGGGAGACATAGACATCGGGCTTGTGCATGTGGACTGCGACCTGTATAGCTCGGCGGCGCTGGTACTGAAATTCGTTGGCCCGCGCCTGAAAGCAGGCACCTATATCGTATTCGATGAGTTCCACGGCTACCCCGGCGCAAGCGCGAAAGGCGGGGAATGGCTGGCATGGAATGACTACGTTGCTGCCGCTAAACAATACGGGGGTTGTCTATCTTATCAAATCGCTGACATCGGACCCGAGCAATTGGCGGTGAGAATTCTATGAGTGACGCGAAGTGCAATCTTTGTGATGACAGTGAGGGCAAGGCTTTTCGCGTTCCCTGGAGCGGTAGCACATCTGCTGATGCGATCAGCGTCGAACTGATGAGAGCACATCTGTTGGACAAGCACGGAGAGACGGGCATTGTCGTGAATTCGCCACCGCTTCTGCTGGACTGGAAAGGTCAGCCTGGCAACATCGTGGCGCGAGGCAGGCGCGGCACCTATACGATACAGACGGTAGCCAATATCTTTGTGCTGCAAGGCATTGACGGGGAATGCCGTAACGATCTGGGATTCTGGGGTGCGGAATGCACCAGCCTTGACGAAGCCAAAGCCGCTGCGCAAGAGGTGGATTCACGATGAGCAAACGACGCAATCGGCAACAACAGGTAGGGCAAGAGGCTGCACGCCACATGGAAAACATGTCGAAAGCCGCGCTCAAGGCAACCGCAGAACTACGGAAAGGCTTTATGCCCGATGCATCACTGGAGGTCACCAGCCGGGCAGCAGCCAAGCAGGCGCAATGGGGAATGTGGGCCGGTCGCGAGATTCTGCGGCTAGCTGACGACAACCCCGGCGAGACAAAACGTTTCGTTATCGCGATGCCCGACCAACGGCGCTGCTACGAGATTACGCTGACCGATGTGGAGAAACGCCCATGAGTAGAGCGAAAGCTGATGCTAGCGTGCGGTTTTGGGCAAAAGTCAATAAAGATGGACCGATGTGTGAGGTGCTGAATTCTCGTTGCTGGCTATGGACGGCTGGCACTTGGCGTAGTCGGCAGGGCTCGCTGTACGGACAGTTCACACTCCCTGACGGAACGTATTATCACGTTGGTTATTTCGCTGATATAGCTGATGCCGAAGCTGCTGTAATCGCTAGGCGCAGTGAGCTATTCACGCACAACGATCTAGACAGGGTGACGATATGATAAAGGGTAAAGTTGGGGTTGCCATCAGCACTTATCGTCGCCCAGAGGTGCTGGCTCGCGCGTTAGCCAATTGGGCGCAGTTCATGCCTGACGATCTTGTGGTCAATCACGACCGCGACGGCATTGGTGTTGCCGCGACTAAAAATCGCGGAATCGCCGCGCTCATGGATTTGGGTTGTGAGCATCTTTTCCTCGCTGATTCGGACGTGTGGCCGGTGCAAAGGTATTGGCCCGCCCCCTATATCAACCACGAGCAGCCTCACTTGATGCATTGCTGGGGCTCCAGGCGCTTTCTGGGCACTGACGGCGACCTCACGGTGTGGAACCACCCGAGAGGCGTTCTGCTATACGTAGAGCGCCACGTAGTGGAAGCCATCGGGGGGATGCGTGTCGAATTCGGGCAGTGGGGCGGCGAGCATGTCGACTGGTCGCGCAGGATTCATGCGGCAGGATTCACCAGGCACCGTTACGCCGATGTTGCTGCGGCCAAGCGCGGGATCTGGCACTGCGAAGACTACGACCGGCGCGAGCCCAGCAGTGTGCCCGATTCGGTGCGCAATGATCCCGAGAACGTCAAGCATCGCCATGGGTTGTATGAGAAGTATCGCAACGCTACCGATTTCGTGGATTACCGCTGCCGTTGCACCCCCGATGGCATCGAGCCGCAGTGCCCGATTCATCTGCCCGGCATGGACATCAGTGAACGTGACCAGGTGCCGCAATGATGATTGGAGGTTATTAACTGCATTTTTGTTCGACTCTCGTTCGATAAATCATCTACAAGAAAGTAAAGACAATGGCGCTAATCAATGTAACCCGTAAGGCCGAAGCATTGCAGGCATATCAGTTGACGACCGTGGACGACATGTTTGCGGCGCTGAAATTCCTGGCGACGAAAGGCTATGGGGGGCATATCAATTGCACATCCGGCACTGTGTGGACGCTGGGCATACAGAGCGGGAACGTGTCGCAGTCAGCGGTTATCGGTGACTGGATCGTGATAAAGAACGGTACGTACGCTGAGGTGGTTCTTGCCAGTCAGGCGGCAAGCCTCTACCAATTAGCCTGAGAGGGAAAACCATTGGGGCCGCAGTGATGAGTGAAGTAGCTGATCCGTCTTTTCCTGTCGTGCTGAGCAACGCCAGTCTGGGCGGGTACAAAGCTGCGGTGACCCGCAGTGGGCTTGGGTTGAGTTTCGATGATTTGGCTGCTCTGGCAGTCACTTTCGGCTTCGACAATGATGTGGTGGGGTTTGAGGATTTCGCGGTGACGCAGCAGGCCAAAGCCAACGCACGCGCGAAAGGGGTTTAGATGTACAGTAATCAGCGATTCGTGTTGATTGTCAACGGCGAAACCGTATTCGACAGCGGGCCGTGCGATCTCGACATTGAGGTTCGCACCGATATGGACCGCGAAATATCCGACCGGCGCGACAACCGGGGTCGCAGGATTGAATCTGAAAGCACCACGCACACCGTGCAATTGACGACCGGGCTGAATACGGCTGGGACACAGTTAGAGCGTAACTGGATAGCAGCCGAGCGCAACTATCGTGAGGGCGACCGGATTGAGGCTGATGGTTCCGGCGATTGGGCTGTCGTGTATGACGATGATCTGGTCAGCCGCTTTGATAAGCAGAGGAGCGTCGCCATTATTGCAGGCGGGGGTAAGGGTAAAAAAATACCGCCGAAACCGCCAGAGCCCCAACAGGTTACACCAGTGGATAAGATACGGGAGATTGATCTATGAACCGCAATACCGGGCGCATTCTGCACCACGACGAACGCTCACGCCAATACGCTTACGCCGCACCGCAAACCGCGCCGAAATCGATTGTGCATCGGCTGCATGCCGGGGCACTTGATCAGGGCTACCTGAGTGCCTGTACGGGCTTCGCCGGGGCGCAGTGGCTCAACTGCGCGATAAACCTACCCGCGCGCAAGCGATGGAATAAACGATATACAGGGATAGGTGCGGGCTATCTATTCAGTAGTGATGCACGGCGTTTGTACGGTGCCGCAACACAATACGATGATTTCGGGTGGGTGTGGCCACCGACTGACCAGGGTAGCTCCGGTCTAGGCGTCGCTAAAGCGCTGAAGAAACAGGGCGTCATCAGCCGCTACGAATGGACGTTTGATTTTGACGGCTTTCTCGCCGCGCTACAACGCCAGCCTGTGCTCGTCGGTACTGCGTGGACCGATGGCATGTGTTACCCCAGTCCCAGTGGGGTCATTCATGTTCACACCGATACCCTGGACGGCGCAGGCGGGCATGAATATCTGGCCATCGGAATCAACTACCGCCGCAAGCTGATTCGCATCCGTAACTCGTGGGGGCCGCGCTGGGGCATCGCAGGCGATGCGTACATCAGTTTCGATGACATGAAAATGCTTCTCGCCGCTGATGGTGATGTCATGGTGCCGGTGATCTGAGATGGCTAGACAACGCGGCATGCTGCCTCGTGAAATCGCCGGGCTACCCGAGCACGGTGTGTGTCAGTGCGGAGTAGCGCTCATCCGATGGCCCAACCGCCCACCACAGTACGACACGCCAGAGGCCAAGACATGGCTTCACAACCCCGACACAGGGTTTCGCTACCGCGTATGTAAGGACACCCCCATGGCTGCCAAACCTGTTGCTGACTCCGTCTCTGATAGCGAAGAATTCTTTGCGCTCACTGCCGATGACATGCGTGAAGATCTGGAAGCGGTGATGACCGAGCTAGCCAACCTCACCGACATACTCGTCAGCGCGGAAAGACTGCTGGCGCAGGATATTTGGCATCAAGCGCATGACCTAGATTTAGGCGTGGAAGCAGAGAGGCTCTACCAAGCTGGTCAGCAAGAAGGGTTTTGGGATGACCCCCGCATAGAGCCGGAAATCGTGGAGCCCGACCCGCTGATCGTACAAATGGGCTGGGACGCATATCATCTCACTGACTCGCAGGTTGAGTTTCTTGCCGGGCGCAGCCGCACCAAGTTTATGATTGAGCAACTACGCGAGCAGGTTACACCAATACTCACCAGCAACGACACTGAGTTGATACCTGGGGCTCAAGGTTTTCTGGACTCGCTGGATGAGATCAAACCCGTTGTGACGCAAGAGGATTTCTTCGCCGAAGGGCCGCGCGACGACACGCCGTTGCTCACTGACCTGAAAGCCATGGTGCGCCAGCATGCCACCTCGCATCCCCGGCACGCGCAGATACGCCTGGGGCCGTCGGAGGTAGGACACCCGTGCGCGCGCAAAGTCATCAGCGGCTTGATCGGTCAGGATGCCCGCGACAATGAGGCCAATCCGGCATTCGACGTGCTGCCATCCTACATCGGGGTGGCCAGCCACAAGGCCATGGAAGACGCTGTAGCCCTAGACAATGCACGGCTGGAAGCAGAGGGCATGCCGCCCCGTTGGTTCTCAGAGCGCAAGGTGACAGTGTCCGAAGGGCTCAGTGGCACATGCGATTTGTATGATTTACATACCGGAACAATTGTGGATTTCAAGTTCCCCGGCGTCACACGCATGACGCAGTATCGCAAGGCTGTTGCTGCCGGGCAGGCTCCGAACATGGTGTACCGCATCCAAAGCCACTTGTACGGCAAGGGGTATCGCAATGAGGGCTACGACGTGAAAAACGTGGGCATCTGGTTTCTGCCGCGTTCCGGCACCCTGTCCACGTCGTTACTGTGGGTTGAGCCCTACAGTGAAGATCTTGTGCAAGAGCAGCTTTCGCGCCTAGAGGATCTGATCATCCTGCTGCATGATCTGGAACTGGAGCGCCATCCCGAGCGGCTGGCGATGATCCCGATCACCCCGCACGAGTGCTCCCTGTGCCCCCACTTCTCGGTCAATCCGCAACGCAGCGCGGGTAATCCGTTCGCCTGCCTGGGCGGGGCTGAATATCAGCCGAAGATCACGGATCACTCTGGGGCGGTAGTGATATGAGCACTTATGCCGTAAGCGGTTTTCTGTGGTTGATGATCGCGCTGACGTGGATGCTGCCGGTGGAACTGCGAGCAATCATCGGTGGCCTAGGCGTGCTCGTCGGTGCGCAGTTCGCGCTGTGGAATGTCCAGTGGCGCATAGTGTTGCGTCGAGAGAAAGGGATCAAATGAGTAATGAACATATCGACACCGTATTGCGCACCATGGACGAAATCAGCATAAGCATCAATGGTGTTATTGCGAAGAGCGAGAAGCAACGTACCGAAATCAAGGAACGCTTCGAAGCGCTACGCAGTCAAGATACTGAACTTGCCGACACGATTGCATTGGCGCGCAAGCAGTTAGAGCGATTACAGAAAGCCGCCGAGGTGCTTGCCGGTGGTAGCCCATTAGAGCCCACAAAGGCTACCGAGACTGGGCTTTCTCGCGGCCTCATAGAGGCCGAACGCCGCTCCATGGAATTCGGGCGGCGATGAAATCCCTTGCCGGATTCAAGGTTTCGCAGCACATCCGCTTTCGCCAGCATCCCACGATGACGGCATGCTGGGCGTGGACGGGCTATGTCAGCCCTGCCGGTCTAGCGCAGGCATGCGGCACCACGGCACGCCGGGTGGTGTGGACGAAGATGCGCGGATACCTGCGTGATGACGAAAGGTTGCACGATCTGTGCGGCTATGACGACTGCGTGAATCCGCATCACATGAGAGTGAGGGTGTGTCATATTGCCTGAGTAGACTACTGATCAGCCGCTAATAGGCTGCGAGCGGCAGCAGCACAGGAAACAACGAAAAGTAAAGGAACACAGGAACAATGGCTACAAAGGACAGTGAAGCATTTTTCGCCGGTGGCTCACCTTCGGCGAAGTTCGACACAGCCGGTACTACGGTCACGGGCACGATCACCGAAGAGCCGGTGATGCAGCAGCAGACCACACCCGAGGGCAAGCTGAAGACATGGGACGACGGAGCGCCCATGAATCAACTGGTGGTCAATCTGCAAACGACACAGCGTGACCCCGAGATCGAAGACGACGACGGCATTCGCCGCCTGTACATCAAGAGGCAGATGCGCACGGCTGTGCAGACGGCGCTACGGGAAGCTGGCGCAAAGGGTTTGGATGTCGGCGGTACGCTGACCGTCACCTACACCCACGACGGCGAGCGCACCAATCCTGCGTTCAGCCCGCCGAAACAGTATGTGGCGCAATACGTGAAGCCAACTGCCGACCAGGCCGGTTTCTTCGGCGGTGGGGCTGTGGTAGGCAATGCCACCAACGGCGCTGCTGCTGCTCCCCAGGTGCCCGCTGCGGCTCTGGCGGCAGGGATCACGGCAGAGGCATGGGTGCTGCTGCCTGCGGCTGCACAGGCGGCATTCGTCGCCGCTGCCGCCCCGGCTCTACCTCCCATGCCGCCCGGCATGACGGCTGATGTGTGGGCGGGCTTGACACCGGAGGCGCGCGCGGCGCTGAGCGGGCTGGTCAAGTAGAGAAACCCCCTCCCTGCGTCAACCCCCCGGTCCCCCCATCGGATGGCGCAGGGAGGGCTTCTCCAGTTCTCAAGGGAGAGAACAAGTTATGAAAGGGGAAGATGAGATGGACTGGGAGAAGTGGGACCAGCCGTCGTGGCCGATACTCATCGGTCTGATAGCTGCTATGACGCCTGTGGTTGGACTGTTGGCTTGGGGGCTGCTCTCGCTGCTGCCCGCTGGCGGCTGTAGCTGACGTAATCGAAAGGTTATCGGCATATGCGCCAAGTGGTTTCATGCTATGTGTACACCACACAGCGGATCTGCGCCTACGTGTGGCACGGTGAGCAACCGCTGGCCATCTGGGATCTCGTGATGGTGCGCAATCCTATTGCGGCACAAAGGCATACCATCCCCACTGTTGCCGCCGTAGTGGTGGAACTGGACCCCGACTACAGCGGCTATCTCGTCATCATCGAATCCAAGCTAGGGAACATTGTATGAACGACCCCATCATCTTCATCACGTGGCGCGACTGGCTGGCTCTCGCGGGGATTATTATCGGCGCTCTCGTCTTAGGCGGCATTGCCGTCTACTGCCGAACTAGGTGGTTCTAATGCCATTACCACCTGAGTGGGGCGGCATGATCTCGCCCGAGCAGCATCCCAATCCTCATGTGTCGCTGGAGGATTACCGGCGCGGCCTGAATGCCATGATCGACATCTGCACCAGGAACGACACCGCTGACGATGAGCTAGCCGTCATCGAAAATGTTGCGAGCCTTGTCCATGTCGGCATGGACGACAACCATGTTCGCCACCTTCTCGGCTGGGCACTGGTGCGGCTGGCCAAGATCAGCATTGCCGATGCGGCTTATGAAGAGGCGCTGAAGAATCGCGTACACGGAAGCATTGCAGCTAATCGATATCTCACTGCGGTACAGGAGGCGATACAGCCATGAAAAACATATTCTGCCGCTTCGTTTTTGCCAACGGAGAGGGCTTTTGGGTGCGGCGCGATTTCATCGAAGCGGTGTTCGCCCATAAGGGGAAAACCGTTGTGCGCGTTGCGGGTGTGCAGTACGCCGTCGATCACACCGTGGCCCAGGCCATGCTGATTGTGGAAGGGATAAGCGAATGATCAGTGAACGCGAACGCATTGCGAGAATCATTCTCGGACATCCGCGTAACGTCGGTAATGCACCAGGCGCGTGCCTATGCAGCCCTGGTGTGATGCGCAACGCCTACGATCATGCACTGCACGTCGCTGACCGCATCCAGCGCAGGCGGGAGGACTGATGAAACATTGGAGGCACCTAGATGCCGAATCCCTTGCGCGCCAAGGGTTAGCGACTAACCCCACCATCACCGTGTACGAAATGCTGGATGGTCAAGAATTCAACCGGCGTCCCGCTAATCCGTGGTTGGGCGTTCGATTGTCATTCGACAAACTAGGAGAAGCGGCAGGCAGGGCTAGTGAGTCACTTTCTGCACTTGGGGAATCGCTGGGGAGGATTAATGAAACCTGAAGTGCTGCATAGTCAATTGACTGCCATGATTCCCGATGCGCGCGAAATCGTGATCACCAATGTGTATCACAACACGTTTGCGTTCACAGCGCACTTCGCAGACGGCAGTTGGTTGTCATGCATCCATGCCGTATGGAGGGAGCCGCGCTGATGGGTAAGAGCATTGATTCACCGACCATCGCGAACTTCAGCGAGCCGAAAACATCGGTGCCGGTGATGACCGAGCAGGGGCCGATGATCGTGGACATGACCGAAATTCTCAAACACCTTGGTACACAAGAACTCCGTAAAGGTGACGTGCTGTCCATTCGGGGCTACCGGGACGCACGTGGCAAGATCGTGCCCGACTACGACAGCGTCCAGATCGTCACACAGAAAGAGGGTGGCTGATGGATACACCCATCTACTGGCGGTTGGTCAATGAGCTAGGTGATCCGATGTTCTATGCCGCAGCTATCGCCTCATGGGTTGAAAGTTCTTCCCGCTACATGCATTTACGAATTGAGGTAGTGCAGTGAATACGCCCATCTACGCGAGATGTGTTGAGGTCTACGGTGATCCGCAGATGCACCTGGAGTATTTGCGCAAGCGGTACGCGATGTTCCGGCTGGACAGGATGATCGGCAACGTCAACAACATGCTGTGCAGCATTATGGGCTTACTGGAGATCTTCTGATGTGCGACGACGAAAACCATTGCACCATATGCAATTCCCTATGTGACGACAGCGGGCTATGCGATTTTCACAAGTGGGACGACCAGCCGTTGCAGTACTACTACACGAGTGAGGACGCAGAATGAAATTCCTCAACTACGATTCGGCGAAAGGCTTTGGCGCACGCAGGTTTCGGCTGTTTCACGGGCACAGCGGCAGGCTGCTCGGCGTCCACTGGCAGTGCGGATCGCGGTGCCACACATGGCTTTTCAGATTGGAGAGGTGAGTATGCGTGAACAAACGACAAGCACCCTATGGGTATGCGACGGGGGCGATTGCGAGAACTCCCAAACACTGACAGGCGGCTATCAGAACACCCCACCGCAAGGTTGGCGCATCATTGAGATTCTGCCCGTCAACCTGAATATGGCGCTGAAGCCACCCCCAGACCTCACGCGTGAACTGCTTTCGCTGTGCCCCAACTGTTTTAACAAGCTAGGAGATCTGATCGCATGAGTGATCCACGCGCTGACTGCTGGGAACTGGCCGGGGAATGCATGGCCGAAGCCGACAAGGTGATCGCCCGGCTGAAGTTCAATCCGCACACCCACACTGCCGCTGAGATACCCGCTGCCGTCGCGCTGTACATGGCGCGGGCGCAGATACTTGCCACCCTGGCAACGGTGCCCTACGACGCCGTACAGAGTGGGGTAATAGACGGACTAGTCGCGCAGCAGCGTGCGCGGCGCACCCGCGAGCGTGCCAACGAGATCATGCGAAAAGCCAAGGCGCGCAAGCCTGATCCGTTAAAACAAATGCGGTGCGGCAACTGCGATGGTGTGCTTCCCAATGGCTGCACGTGCAACACCGCCGACATGATCGCGAACAGCGACGACGGGCACCATCAATGAGAGTCGGGATCACCGCCACCCGCTACCCGCCCACCGTGCGGCAGCGAAAGCTGTTGCACCGCACTCTACGTGACGGCTTACACGAAGACGACGACCTGATCACCGAGCTACACCACGGAGCATGCACAGGCGGCGATGCGCTCGCCCACGAGATCGCGTTGCTAATGGACCTGTTCATCTACGTTCACCCGCCCATCAACCCGCGCTGGCTGTACTACGAGGCTGTGTTGAACCCCGGCCCCAAAGTCATTGTGCTGCCCGCCAAGGGCTATCACGAGCGCAACGACGACATCGTTGCTGCCAGCGCCGCCATGATCGTCATGCCCAACAGCTACGAACCGCAGCCGCATTCGGGCACCTGGAGCACCTACGCGAAAGCTGTTGAGGCGCACAAACCTACGCTGATGATCTTCCCCGATGGCACCTCGCGATATGACGGCAATGAGTGAGGTCGCAGAGTATCTAGACATACTCGACTACCAGCCCGGCGAATTAGTCGGCCTGTTCTGGAAACGCGGCGACGACCAGGAAACCGCCGTATTGCCCTTTGCCGCAGTCGAATACGCCATCAGCCAGATAGATCGAAGCTATGACATCTATCTAGCGCCGAATCCCACGAAAGGGCCGCCGCGAACATCGAAGCAGGGTAAAGGCTTTGGTGGCAGAGGCAAAGAGGCTGACGTGACACGGGTGCTGGCCGTCTACGCTGATCTGGATATCAAGCCCGGTGCCTGTCCCGATTTCGAATCGGCCATAGACATCACCAAAGAGGTATCGGGCATCATCGGAATAGAGCCTGTCGCAACGATATTCAGCGGTGGCGGCATTCAGCCCATCTGGAAGCTAGACGACTGCGACCCCGCCATCGGGAAAAGACTATTGGCACGTTTCGGGCGGCTGGTGAAAACCGTTGCCGCTGCACGAGATATCACCGTGGACAGTGTTTTTGACACGGCGCGGGTGCTGCGGGTGCCGGGCAGCCTCAACCATAAATACAACCCCGCCCGCGAAGCTGCATTGATCGTCGGGCGCGGGGCACCCATTGACCCTGACACCCTTTCCGAGCGCCTAGACGAGGTCGGTATTGCCGACATAGACGACGATGACGAGCTAGGTGCCGATGTGGTTGCCCGGCCCTCAGATTCGCCGTGGGCCACCGAAACATGCGCCTACATGCTCAGCGTCATCGAAGAGTGGAAGCGCGAGCAGGTCACCGACCGGCACCCGTGGCTGCTGTGTCAGCTTGTGCGCCTGGAATGCGCACGCCGGTACGCCTGCCTGACTGAAACCGATTACCGGCGCGCACACAACGTTCTGGAAATCCGCTTCCGCAACGAAGGCGCCCGCCCCGGCGACGAAAGGACCATCCCGCGCCTAGAGATCAGCGACCTACGGGCAGAAGCGGATTCACGAGCCTCGCGCAAAACCGATGCGCAACTGAGCATTGAGCTAGGCGGCGACACCGGCCACACCCACAGCCTGGATGCGCTGGTAGCCAATATGACATTCGATCAGACGGTGCTGGCGCAGGCGGTGCTATCGGGGGGTGAGGTCGGTGTCAGCGCTGCTGCTGTGTTGCCATCGGGCGGCGAACCACCCGAGCGTCCCGAGATCATCGCGGGCATTGTCGAGACGGAGCAGAACTTCTGGGACAGCCGCGATTCACTGAAAAGCATTTACGAGTACGCACTTTCGCGCACAGCTAGCCCATGGTCTGTGCTGGGGTGTTGTGCGGCAACAGCTTTGGCATGGGTGCGACCAACGGCCACACTGGAGGCACTGGTTGGTGCCGGGCCGGGCTCGCTCAACTGGTTCTGCTGCCTGGCAGCGGGCAGCGGTGGCGGTAAATCGACGTCATGGGCCACGGCGCGGCGCATCATGCCCGACAACGCCCGCACCCGCACCATCGGCGTCGGCAGCGGTGAAGGACTGCTGGAGGCGTTCGCACGGCGCGGCAAGGACGCCAACGGGGCCGCACAGATGAGTGTGCGGGAATCGCTGCTCGTCAACATCGATGAAGTGGATTCACTGGCAGCCCAGAAGAGCCGCAGTGGATCGACATTGATCCCGCTGCTCAAATCGGCGTTCACCGGAGGTGAGTTGTCGTTTAGCTATGTCAGCAAGAAATACCCGGTGCTGCGCGATCAGACCTATCGGCTGACGCTGATTGCCAACGTGCAGCCCGGCAAGGCGGGCTGGATCTTCGAAGATGTGAAAGGTGGCTTCCCCCAACGGTTTATGTGGTTTCCGGCGCGCGATCATCGCATCACCAGGGCGCGCTACCGCAAAGAGGATTTCACACTGGGGCTGGTGCTGCCAGATGCCAGCGAATATGAGTATCCCAGAACACTTTTCGTGCCTCCGCAGGCAGTAGATGCGGTGATGGATGCACGCATACGGGCCAACAGTGTCGAGTTCGAAGACGGCTTGGAATCACACATGTTGTTCACACAGCTTAAATTCGCCTACGCGCTGGCGGTGCTTGATGGGCGTGCTGAAATGACGAGTGAGGACTGGCGGCTGGCGGGCATCGCACAGAACGTGTCGAACCTGACACGCGATTGGGTGCTGACCGGCATACGGGCCGAGCGGGAACGGGAAGATACCGAGCGGGGCGAGCGTCTGGGAACGGCGCGAGCGGTCAGCGACGCTACCGCGCTGGCGTATTCCACGGATCGTGCGGAGCGCATCATGGGCCGGGTGGCGGTGCGTATCAGTGAGGCCGGGCAGCAGGGTGCGCCAGATCGCGCGCTGAAGAAAAGCTTTGAGAGCAAGGACCGGCACTATGTCACGGCGGCACTGACCAAGCTGGCAGCCGAGGGTGTCATCGTGTCGAAAACGACCGGCGAAAGAGGTGGTGTCGCATGGTTTCTCAGGTAGTCGCCTTATGGGGGAGCTATGGGGGAGAAATCTCACACAGCAAACTTGGGCCATGGCGGGGGAGAGGGGTAGTGGGGGAGGACCCCAAAAACAGTTTTGGACAACATGATTCGATCCCTAAGAAAACTCTGAGAGTGAGAAACATGCGTTTATCAGCACATATAGTATATATATATAATTTATCCAGTCGTGTGTGTACTCCCCCCAAGGTTTTCCCTTCCAATACTCCCCCAGAAGCTCCCCCCTCCCCCAGATCGGGCGTGCAACGAGCTAAGCAGCGAAAGAGCTAAAAGGCAGTGATCCTTGAATGTCCGTGCACACGAGGCACTTACGACGACGCCAAATTTCACTCGTGCTATCAGTGCTACCTGGATCGTCAGGACTCACTCACGCAGTGCATCCATTGCTCCCGATGGCACACACCCAAATACGCCATGTGCTGGACCTGTCGACAAGAGCGCGGCTCACGCGGCGACGACGCGGCCAATGCACTGCGGCTGGAGATCCTGTTGCGCGACGGCTTCGCGTGCTACGGCTGCGGCTCACACGACACGCCCCAGGTCGCCCATCTGGCACATCCCCCCGATGGCCGGGTGTGGAATCTGGCGACAGCCTGCCGGGCATGCCTGCGCAGTCCTGACGGGCAGGCGACGGCGGCGCGGCGGTATGTGCTGATGTGTACCTACCTGACATTCGGATGGAAGTGGATAGACCTGGCAGACCGAGAAGTGTTGTGCGCCCAGGCATTACAGGCGAGCACCCAGCGTAATGACAAGCGCTACAGCTTCGCCCGGTTCGCGCATTTTCGCGAAAGTATCGGTGCCGCAAGCTATTTGAGCGTCCCCCCACCATGGGCTGTGCTCATGGCCGACGCAGACACGGCAGATGTGAGATGACCCACGATGGCAGCCAAGAAACCGGCACCCCAGCATTTGATCTCCACCCCGCCCCGGCGCAGCCAGTGCCGACGTTGCGGTGCCTACGTGCTGTGGTGCTATGTCAAAGGCACGGGGAGGCGGCTGGACCCCACGCCGGTCACACTGCACGGGGAGGCGGTCGCACTGCTGGCCGGGGCGCATACGTACATGGTGGCGATCCTGGGGCGTCACGGGCCGGTGCTGCGCAGCGCGGCGATGATCACGCGCGGCCTACCGGAGTACGGGCGCATTCATGCTGGGCACCTCTGTGGGCTGGATTTGAGTCACTACCCCGATGGCCGGGTGTGGTTTGCCGATGCGAGCCCCGAAATCTGCCCGTTTTGAGGCTCACGGGCACCGACACCCGCGAAAAGCCTGTACGGGGCTCAGAATGGCGCTCAGCGCTCAGAAAGGGGCTCTGATGGCCGGGCCGGTGCTATGCGTGGACTGCATCAAAGAGGGTGTGACGACGTTTCGCGCCATCGTGGAGGGGTGCGGGCCGCGTACGCCCTTGTGTTTGACGCACAAACGGGCGCGCAAGAAAGCCGCCAGTGCCCGAGCCCATGAGTTGCGCACTGAAAAGAATTTCGAGATCAGCGCCGAACTGTATTGGGATCTGTATGCGGCTCAGGGTGGGCGCTGCTATGTGTGCCGGGTGGCATCGGGCAAAACCAAACGCCTTGCCGTCGAACACGATCACGAGGTGGCTAAAAACGAGTGCGGCCATGATCCGGCCAAGGGCTGCCCGCATTGCATCAGGGGTTTGGCGTGCGGGCGGTGTAATCGGCTGGTGGCGTTCCTGGGGCCAGATGCATTGGCGCGGGCGATCACGTTGCAAGTCAATCCACCGGCACAACGATTCTTCAAGGGGGAGGTGATCGAAGAATGCCAAGATATCGGGGCGTGAAATCCGATGTGCCCCAAGGGGTGACGGCGGTGCTGGCCAACGGGATTCGCATCCCGTGCCAGGTGCTACGCAACGGCAGGGATATCAGCGGCTATCCGAAGTTTCGCATTGTGGCAGAACTGGATTGGCGGCGTCATCAGATCGTGCGTGTCGAAGTCGAGTATTGGCCCGATGACACGTCGCTGGCGCTGGACATGGCCGATGCCACGCCCGGCGAATGCGGAATGTATGCCAGTAAAATCGAATGGGTTGAAAAGGGAAGGGCTGCACCATGAATGAGGTTCAACACGAGGCGAACATGGCATTGGAGCGGGCGCGCAGTCAGGTCAAGCTGAAGCGCCACGAGCTATGCGCGGCTAGGCGGGCTGAGTACGCGGCGCTGGGCACGCTGCGCGAAGCGGTGCGGCGTGATCCTGAATCCTGGTACGGGACAAGTCCTACGGGCGAAGCCCTTGGACAAAGCGCTCCAGCTTCGCTGGAGAGCGCGCCCGGTTTCAAAGATAAAGCGGTGTGAGATGGCGACATGCCAGGCCGGGGCGGCGTGCTGTGATTCGCGGATCGTCAGCGGTGAACGCCAGCCGGTGGACGGCATCGACGGGGTGTTGTGTGCGCAATGCCTTAGCGCACTGCGTCAATCGGTGCGCAACCTGGTCAGCGACTACAGCGCTCTTGGCGCTCTTGTAGGTGAGCGTCCGGTGACCGGCGATATCTCGGTGTCCATGACGCCCGATCCGGTGGTGCCCATCAACGTGCATGTGATGGCGCTGCAAGACGAATTGGCTGCCAATGCCGAAGCCGCATTGCTGGCGGTGAGGGACAAGCTGAGTGCTCCAGTGCCGGTGCGGCAAAGAGGCCGGGGCTATCCGGTGCGCAACGGGCCGGTGATCCTGATGGCGCACAAGGTGTTTCGTCCCGATGTGGGGTTGCTGGTGAATGCTGGGGCAGATATTGCGGTGAGGATCATGCGCGCCCATCGCAAGGTGAATTCCGTTGTGGGAGAGCGCAAACAACGTCGGCGGCTGGCGATGCCATGCCCGATGGACGAGTGTGGTATGCCGACACTGGGGATCGACAACGGCGAAACCGATGTGACCTGCCGTAGCTGCGGCGGGCGCTGGACCGAAGCGGAGTATGAATGGTTCGCCGGAATGATCACCGGCTCAACAGATCAGAAAGAGGTACACATGCTGCGCTGGTTGCTCGCTGAAAAGACTTGGCAGGTAGCACAATTAGAGCAATTCTGCGACAACACCGACGACATGCTAGCCAAGGTCAAAGCGATAGCCGGTAATGATCTCAGCCAGTTCGATACGGCTACCGTACAGGCGTACCTGGTGGAAACGCTGGGTGATTGGGCACCAGGGCAATGGATGTAGTACGGGCGTACCAGAATTTTGGGCAAAAAAATAGCGCCGGTCCAAACCCGTTGAATGTCTTGGGGTTTGGAGCGCGGCGCTAAGCCCCGCAGCAAGGCGGCTAAACCTCACTGCGGGGCTCTTGTTCATTCGCCGGTCATTACCTCCAGCGGATTGGTGCCGGGCACATAGCTGCCGGGCGGGTCAGCCAGTCCCAGTAGGAACCTGATTAAGGCATCCATATCGGTGCTGTCCATGTCATTTCACCTCCGATGCGTAATCGATGCTGAGCACGTTGGCCCCCAGCTTCTCGGCGGCACGCACTGCGATGTGCCGGTGCCAGGCCGGGGGCATCTCATCGGCCCACCCGGTGATCTCGGCGGGCACCAAGAGGTGCTGACCCCCGGTGACCACCTGGTAGGCGTCAACCGCCTCGTGCGCCCGCTGACGCATCAGTGTCAACAGGCTGGCCGCGCGCTGCGGCACGGTGCCACCGGGCGATTCCCAGCGCAGCACCGCACGCGGGCCGACGCCTAGTTGCACAGCTACCCACTGAGTGCTCAACCCCAGATATTCACGCAGGCAACGGAATTCGGCAGGCGACATGGTCTGTGGCAGTAGGGCCGTTAGTTCGTCGTCGCTGTATTCGGACAATCTCATGGGCTTTCCTTTCTGTACTCGATACCGAAACCGATACCGTGCTCATGTATTTCGATGGCGGGATTGCCACCTGTGAGGATTGCCAGCAGCACCGTGTTGAACACGGCAGCCGTGGGCAGCAGCCAGAAGTCAGGAATCATGGCGTGCTCTCTTTCTACTTGGTGATGGTGTGATGGTTGAATCCATCTAGCAGCACAGCGACCTGAAAGCCGCTGTGCCACCCGTTGATTCATCCTCCTAGCTTCGCAGGCAAAGCCTGCTCGCAACTAGTGTGTTGACCAGGTCTGCCCACCATCGTGGCTGTGAACCCCGGCGGCGATCACCTTGCGGTCCACGCTGCGCCCGGCCAATTGCTCAGCGCGGGCTAGCGCCATTTTGGTCGCTGCCGAGCCCTTTGCCGACACCAGCCGGTATATGCAGGCGTCAGTCATGCGGGCGCGGTCAGCATCGGGGATGCCGTCGAACGTGATGGCACCCTGCGGGCCGACCTTGGCTTTGATCTTGCGCGAGGCCAGCATTTTGTCGATTTTCGCGACAGCCTGGCGAACCTCTGCAATGCGTTGCGCGGGTGTCTGATTGGGCAACCGCATCAAGTCACATGCCATGATTTATACCTCCGTGATTCGTGTGATGTCGGGCCACACATGCGCACTGTGTTTTGCCACGGCAGCACATCGGCTACCGTGCCCACGAGTGTTTCTGTGCGCCAATCGAATTCGACCTATGGCGATCATGCGTCGTCGTCCAGATCGATGCTGCGCACATCGACCACAACCTGGATGTCGTCGGGGTGTTCCCCTTCGGTGTCCAGGTCCAGGAACGACGTACGGGCATTGTCGATTTTCTCGATGGTGACCTTGTCGATTTCCAGCGCCACATCCTCACCGGCTGCCTTGATTTTGGTGGCAGCGGCACGGGCAACCGAAATCGCTTCGGTCAGACGCTCTTTGGCGTCATCGGAGAGCATTTCGCCCAGCGATTTGGCCTGATTGCAGGCGTCCCGCACAGCTTTGACATCCAGCTTCGCGAGCCCAGTTTGCATGGTGGACATCAGGTTTCGCACCTCTTCTGAGATGGCCCGCACTGCCTCCACGTCATCCTGAGCCACCCGGCCACAGATCACACTGACCTGTACCCGCGTAATCTCTGATCCGGCGTTGAATTCGTCGGCTAGCTTGCGTGCTTCAGCCACGGTGGCCATCAGCACGTCGGCTTTGTCTTCGGGGCACAGCAGTCCGTGATCAGACTTCGCGCAGACGCCCCGAATGAGGTTGGACACCTTGTTACGCACCTTGACCGCGTCTTCGTATTCGGCGGGGTCGCTGATGATGCGCTCGGTTTCCCAGCGGGCGCGCTCTTCGCCGGTAGCGGTGAGGTGGGCGCGCTCCAGATCCTCTTTGCGGTACTGGATGTTTCCGTTGATGCCCGTCTTCAGGCTGACCAACAGACCAGGCCGCAAGGTGCGGATGGTTTCAGACATTTCGATCTCCCTTGGTTGTGTGATGGTGATGGTTGTGAATCCATCTAGCAGCGCAGCGACCCGAAAGCCGCTGCGCCACCCGTTGATTCACCTCCTAGTTAAAAATCTAGCTGCCGTTCACTGCCTTTACCCTTGCCCTTGGGCGCGGTGGTGGCGGTGCTGGTGGCTTCGCGGGCGAAATCGGGGCGCTGCTTGTCAGAGCCCTTGGGTTTCACCAGCTTTGCCGCTGCCACAATATCCTCTGTGGTGATTTCGCGGGCACCCTCATTGAAAGCCACGAACATGCTTTCCGGTATGAGAGCGGCGATTTCAGCTCCAGAGAATTGGTGTGTGGCTGAGGCGACTGCTTCCAGATCGATGCCGATGGTGTCGGCATTACGTCCGTGAGAGCGTAGCGCTGCGGCGACAACGCCTTGGCGCTCAACATCGTTGGGCAGCCCCACCCAAAACACTTCATCGAAACGCCCCTTACGCAGTAGCTCGGGCGGCAGCTTGTCCACTGCGTTTGCCGTCGCTACCACAAAGGCCTCTGAGGTGCGGTCGTTCATCCACGAGAGCAGCGCTCCGAGAGCATCGGCAGACACCCCGCCATCGCCAGCTTCCCCGCTGGCACCGGCTAGTGCCTTTTCGATCTCGTCAATGACAATGACGCATCGGCCAATGGCCTCAATGGTGTTGAACGCCTGGCGAATGCTGGCCTCTGACTGCCCGACGTACTTACCTTTCAGGGCGTTCAGATCCAGCTTGATCAGCGGCACTTGCCATTCGGCGGCAAGGGCTTTGGCAGAAAGTGTCTTACCGCAGCCGGGCACGCCCAACAGCAGCGCACCCTTGGGTGCCGGTAGCCCATACTCGCGGGCAGCCGGGGAATAGGCACTAGAGCGTGCCGTCACCCAAATTTTCCATTGATCAAGCCCGCCAACGGCTTCCATGCCACCGGGCAGCGGGGTCAGCCATTCCAGGCCGCTCCCGCGAATCGCCTGCTGCTTCTCGGCAGCAATGGTGGCCGGATCAATCCGTTTGGATTGCACCAGCGATTTGGCGAATGTTGCCTGTGCCTCTTCGCCGGAAAGCCCCACGGCGGCGTCGATTGCCGCGTCACGCTGGCCGTTGACTGCACCCTTACGCACGTCTTCGGGCAGGCTGGCTACTGTCGCATCCAGCAATGCCGCGATTTCTTCGCGGTCAGGTAACGGCCAATCGATCACCGTGGCATGGTTTTTCAACTCTGAGGGCACCTCAGCGCTAGGGCTGATCACGATGATTGCCTGCGCGCTGTGGCGTGGCTGGTTGGGTAACCAGCGCACCAGGTTGCGCAACCGTCGCAGCGTCAGCAGACCCGCAGGCGGGCCGAGCCACGAGGGCAGGTCACGCATGATGAACACGTTTCGATTCGGGGTTTCCGGCGAACCGGCCTGCTCTCGAATCAAATCCAGTGCCCCATCAGGGTCATCAGAGTTGGGAAACGCGCGATCAGGGGTGCCGTCTATGCTGGTGATCCCAGCGGCGACATCCCATGCCCGCGTCATGTATTTGGCCTCTGCTGCTGCTTCGAAAAGGTACTTTTCGACTCGCGCCTCTTCGGTGGTCACTACCCACAGCAACGGGTTACGTGCCTTGAGTAGCGCCGTGATGTCAGCGGCTTTGGCTTGTGACTTGGTGGTCATGGTGAATCTCTTTCTCTTGGTGGGTGATTCGATGGATGGTGAATCCATCCCACGACACACAGAGCCGAAACCCTATGTGCCGGTGGTTGATTCTTTGCAGGCAGAGCCTGCTCGCCGTGTGTAGTCGGGCTATGCCCGAATACTTCGGGGGCCGGGACCGAATCGAACGGTCGTCATGCTCAACCAGAGCAGCCCATTGCCTAGATCATCGTTATGCATTAGATGCTAGGCCAGCGTTTAACCCGCGCTGATGCGGTGTGAAAAGCGTTGTTACGCTTGATAAATAAGTATGTGAGCCATCCAAGACGCTTGTAACAACTCAAGCTTTGCCCTCATCGCTTACCGTTCAAATGCGTTGTGCCGGTGGTGGTTTCGATGTGTCGGTGGCTATCTCGTACCCGCTGACTTTGCGGTGCGGAGCGCCTGCCTACAGGGAGAGAAACCGTCGGTCACAAATTCATCGGCCCAGGTGGGCTGACGGGTTTGTCGCGATGGGGTTTGTTGAGATCCTTCTGCACGCCAGTCTCACCGCGCGTTTCACGCGGTTGGCCGGGCGTCGGGCGCGTAGTGGCACCCGCTGTAGCGCGGCTCTGGCCTGTCTCTTGGCTCAGTGCGTCCCGCGTGGCCGTATCAGGCACCGCGCGGGCTGTGGGTCGTATTCTCGGAGGGAGGGGGATCGGGTGGTCACTTCTGGGGAGTTTCGCTCTTCTGGCCTTTCGGCCCCCGCGTGTCCGATCCTGCTCTCGCCTCCTTTCCCTTCACCCATAGCGTACCCGTAGCGGCTAGCCGCTAAACGTCTTTTGGCTGTGATTTCAGTCACAATATCTTGCGTTCGTCCTGCGTCATTCTGCATGCGCGCGTGACCAGGCGAAATAACGAACACGGCAAGGGTGGGGTGGTTGGACCTGACACGGGGTTTCGTGGCTCAGCGTGCGCCACAGCCCCGGCAATGGGCCGCTACGCTCGTGGGCCATGAGCGCAGAGGTTCACGCCAAGCAGGTGGCCCAGTCCTACCGCCGACTAGCTCAGGGGATTGCCAGCGGTGAGGTGCCCGACCCACAGGCCGCGCTGGCGGCGCTCGATGAGCATTGGCAGGGCCACGGGGCTAAGTGGGTGGTGCCGTGTCAGGTGCCTCTGGATCTGGATGCGTGGCTGGCAGCCGGGGAGGTGGCCGACGTGCTGGGCATCGCTGCGCGGCGGTTGCGGGACTGGGCGCGCTATGGGCATGTCCGGTGCTACGTCGCTGATGGGGTCCACCGGTACAGCGTGGGCGACGTGGTCAATTATCAGCGCAGGCGTGCAAAGCGTGTGGTCAGGCCCGTTACCGAAACTGCCGGTAACGTGATGTAGGGCTGTCTTCCCTGTTGGCTACACTGGCTTTCACCAGCAAGGGAGAAACCATGAATCCTGATGTGGCACAAAGCTTTATCGCATGGCAAAGCCTGGCAGTATGTAGAGACTATGATCCCGACATGTTCTTTCCCGAACTAGAGGGTAGAGGGCCGAGAGCTCAGCGCCGGTTGATTACCAAAGTTGTTGACGCACAACGGGTCTGCTCGGTATGTCCGGTGATGATGCAATGTAGGCGCGAGGCCCGGCGTACTCAAGCGGTGTGCGGGGTGTGGGGCGGGGAGTTCCTTGGGGTCGTGTCGGCCCATCGGCCTACCACACGCAACGGCGAGAAGATCATGGCCGCAGCCGGATTGGCCTAACGCTGCTGAAGCGAGCGCGGATACGCTACTATGGCGGCAAGTTTGCTGTTCCCAAAAACAGGTAGTCGCAACATCATTGGTGTATCTGCCCAGGTCAACCCCGTTACGGAAACTGCCGGTAACCGGAGTATGTGCGGGAAAACTAAAAGGAAAAGGGGCAAGGCTATGGCTCGCTTGGACATTCGTGTGGATGGTCGCACCAGGGTTTCTCGCACTGTGGATGATGCCGTGGTAGCTGCCGTGCTCAAGGCCAGCGAGCCGGTCAAGGTCAAGGCCAAGGTCAGGAACTTTCAGGGTACGACGGTGAAGCAGGCTAAAGCCAAGGCAGAGGGTGACACCCGGCCTGGCAGTACTACTGGCGACGTGCCCGAGAAGAGCCTGGGCGGTACAACTGGCGACGTGCCCGAGAAGAGCACGACAGGCGATGCTTGATCATGCTGAGGCTGCCCGGCTGTGGCGTACCCAAGAGGGCAAACGCTTGTCGGCACAGGTGGTCAGCGAAGAACCGTTGTGCCGCATACGATTAGCCGGTTGCACTGACATCAGCACGCAGGCCGATCACATCATTGCCATCAGTGTGCAACCCGCACTATGGAATGTGCGCGACAACCTGCAAGGCGCATGCGCATGGTGCAACAATCATCGGCAAGCGCGCGATCTCGCCGAAATGCATGAGCCGCAAGCACTTTCGTTCTTCAACGTGTAAGCGCGAAAAGCGTTACAGCACAACGGCATTCATGCACGCGATGATGTTTGCTGACTTTCGCATCGTCGCAGGTCAGCCACGGATTGGGCCGTTTTTTTGGTAGCTGCATATGCGCGAGAGGCCGTCGCGGGACTTATTCATACCGCACTTATAACCTTGAACTTATTTAGGAATGAAAACTGAAGCAGCACAACAAGTTTCAGAGCCAACGCCGAAAAGCGTTGCAAACCACAAGGAGTGAAGATCATGGCAGCACGGAAGACGAACCTGGCAGCGGTGCCCGAAGAGGTGCCACCGAAAACCCGAGCCCGCGCGACTCGCGCGAAGGTGTCGGCAGGTAAGCCCCCGGCCAAGCGGGCGCAGTCACGGCGGCGTGGCAAAGCCATTGATATTGACGACGAGCGCGAGACGCTGATCATGCTGCGCACCACGCTCAAGAAAAAGATCGATGACGCGCCCACGCACGCAATCGCCGCGATTGTCAAGCAGTTTCGCGACGTGGACCGCGAGATCAGAGCCATTGACGCCAAGGCCGCACAGCAGGCCGAAGAGGACGGCGACGACGACGGCGACGATGAGGGCTGGAGCGACGACGATCTATGAGTTGGTGGCATTACGCCGGTCTGGCGCTGGCGGTCTGGATTGAGTTGACCTCGTGACCGCAACCCTGATGGGGCAGCTTGGATATTGCCCCGGCTGTCATGCCTGGCAACTCTATGTCGGTGCATATGACGAGCACGGCAAAACTGTTCGCTGCGCGGGCTGTTTGCGCGTGCCCGGCGAGTGCCGCTGCCGATGACCGCAGCGCTAGCCCCTGACCGGCGCAAGCTGAGTCAGGTCACCCGCGAACTCGTCCGGCCCGAGGGCATTGTATCCACCGGGTTCGGGCCGGTCGAGAAGCGTTGTGTGCAAATGGGTGTGACGCTGGATGAGTGGCAGCGCGGCATTGGCAAGTTGGTGCTGGCCAAGACATCGGATGGCAACTACGCGGCCACAGTCGGCGGTGTGGGGCTATCGCTGCCGCGTCAGGTGGGTAAGACCTACACCATTGGCTCGATCACCTTCGCGCTCTGTACATTGGTGCCGGGGCTGACGGTGGTGTGGACGAGCCACCACATGAAGACGACCGGTGAAACGTTCCTGTTCATGCAGGGTTTCGCCAAGCGCATGCGGGTGGCTCCGTTCATCGACAACATCTATCTCGGTTCCGGCGACGAAGAGATCAGATTTACCAACGGCTCGCGCATCCTGTTCGGCGCTCGCGAACGCGGGTTCGGTCGCGGTATCGCCGGGGTTGACATTCTGATTTGCGATGAGGGGCAGATACTTTCGGAGAAAGCCCTGGACAACATGCTCGCGACGTTGAACACGTCGAATCAGTGCGGTGGTCTGGCGATCTTCATGGGCACCCCGCCCAAGCCTGAGGACACCTCCGATGCGTTTGCCCGCATGCGCCGCGAAGCCATCGATGGTGATGTCACCGATACCGCGTGGATCGAATGCGGCGCTGACCCCAATGCCGATCCCGACGACCGGCGACAGTGGGCGAAAGCCAATGCCAGTTATCCGTATCGCACGCCTCTGACCAGCATGTTAAGGCTGAGGCGCAAGCTGACGACAGAGTCATGGCTACGTGAGGGTTTGGGGATCTGGCAGGATTACGACGCACTGCGCAAGTTGGATCTGGCGCGCTGGGCGAAGTTGCGCAATGTCCGTGCGCCAGAACCGAATAGGGCCGCACTCGTGGTGGACGTGAGCCCCGATAATCGGTGGGCCAGCATCGGCATTGCTGGAAAGTCTTTTGGTGACAGGGTTTTGGTGATGTGCAAGTCAGGACGTGGCATCGGGTGGGTGACTGACGCGGTGATGAAACTTCGCACCAGCAAAGGGATTACGGAGATTGCCCTGGTCATGGGTGGTCAAGCGCGAGGGCTGCAAGCCGAATTCCACACTGCCGGTTTGGAATTCCACAAGATGACACAGGTGGATGTCAGTGCATCATGTGTCGCTTGGCAATTGGGAATGAAATCTAAAACCATTGTTCATTTAGGACAGGGCGAATTGGATTTAGCTGTAGCAAATGCGCGACTGCGTCCATTCGGTGAGTCTGAGATCTGGGATCGCACGCGGGAATCGCTGGACATCTCGCCCGTGGTAGCATGCGCGGCGGCTTATCATCGGTGGGGCTTGAGTCAAACCCCTACTCCGACAATCGTTTAGGGAGAGTTAGTCAATGGCGATATGGGCAAGGATCAGTGAGGGTTTCCGCACTCCACCAGCAGCAAACCCTGGTGATCCCAATGGGATTGAGTTTGACCGCACTGAAACCTTTTCGCGCGCAGCGCCTTTCCCGATGCCGTCAGCATGGAATGGTTACCCGGCTGAATGGAATACACAGTGGGGCAACAGCACTATCGGAATGCGCAAACTGATTGATACCGCGTGGATGTGCCTGGATTTGAACACACGTGTCCTTGCCAGCTTCCCGGTGTATTGCGTTCGGGGCGAAAAGATTATGACGCCCAAGCCGTGGATGATCGATCCCGACCCGATGATGTACACATGCTGGAATGAGTTTGCTAAGCAACTGTTTTGGGATTACCTCATGGGCGAGGCGTTCGTGCTTTCGCTGGGCGAGGGGCCGCGTGACGGCAAGCCTGTGCAGATGCGCGTCATTCCCCCGTGGTGCGTGAATGTCGAAATAGTAGGCGGCGCAAGGCGTTACAAAATCGGCTCATACGACTGCACTGATGAGATGCTGCACATTCGCTACACGTCCACGACAGATGACCCCCGAGGGCACGGTCCTCTTGAGGCAGCCGGGGCGCGCATACTCACGGCGGGTCTGTTGCAGAAATATGCAGGCACACTCGCGGAAACCGGTGGGGTGCCGCACTATTGGATCGGTGTAAAGAACTGGCTGAATCCCACTGAGGCAGAAGAACTGCTGGACGGGTGGGTGGCTTCGCGCAAGCGGCACCAGGGCGAGCCCGGCGTCATCGGCGGTGACGGGGTGTTGCATCAGACGCAGGCGATGAGCGCGAAAGATCTTGCGTTGCTTGAGCTAGCGCAGTTCTCCGAATCACGAATTGCTGTATTGCTCGGTGCCCCACCGTTTCTCGTGGGGTTGCCAGGTGGTGGCGATTCGATGACGTACCAGAATGTGCAAGCGGTCTTTGACTTCCATGACCGTTCCATGCTGAAGCCTACAGCGAGTTTCGTGATGTCGGCACTGAGTAACTGGGCTCTCGTGCGTGGCCAATCGGCTGAGTTGAACCGCGATGATTACTCGCGGCCTGACTTTAAAGACCGTGCAACCGCGTGGGAGATTTATATCAGAAGTGGTGTTGTATCAAGCGATTTCGTGCGAAAGGCAGAACGTTTTGATGATGAAGGTGGGGATGTCTCGGCTGCTGGACAACTCACTGGAATGACAGATCAGGCGACACAAGATGGGCAGCCGCCCAATGATGGAGGTTACGGGAATGTCCGACGCATTGGATAGTGAGATCAATGAGGGGCTGAATCATGGTCCCTTGCAATGTCGTAACGCCACGGTGGATGACGTGAACTACAAGCAACGTATCATCTCTGTTATTGCTGCGCCGTACGACTCGCCTGCCCTGGTTAAGTATCGCGGTGCGGTGTGGCATGAGATCTTCGAGCGTGGCGCGTTCGCCGGGGCGCAGGAATCTCCGCACCGCGTGCGAGCCAATCGCGAGCATGACCGCAATCGCACTGTGGGCAAAGTGGTTTCATTCCCTCAGCGCAGTGTCAACGGTTTGGTTACCGACGTGAAGATTGCCAAGACATTGCTTGGCGATGAGACGCTGGCGCTGGCTGATGAGGACTGTGTCGGCGCGAGCGTCGGCTATGCCGTCGTCGGTGACGGCGAGCGGCTGGAGAAGCGCACCATGACACGCTATGTCACCAACGCTTTCCTACATCATCTCGCGTTCGTGGAACAGCCCGCATTCAAGGATGCGGCGGTGCTATCGGTACGCGGGGAGGATGACCTTACGACTGTGTCGGCGCCACAGCCAAAGGTGTTGCTGGATGCTACGTTTGATGACATCCTGCAATTGTCCAACTGGATGGCCTCGCGCCAGAGCGG